CGACCACGGTCGGTGTCGGGAGCAGCATCACCGCGCTGGACAACATCAGGTCCCCCGACGAACCGCGTTGGTTGGGGCCGCCGTTCGTCCCGTCCGTCGCCCGTGGCGTCGGGAACAGGGCATTCAGGGGTGTCGAGTTGCGCCGGTACTGCGAGGGGCCCCCAGCATTCTTCGCGTCCTGCGTCGTCGGTGTCGGGAGCAGCTTTTGCGTCTTGAGCAGGCTGACCATCGTCCGCAGGTCCATTCCCCCATTGCCGTGCATCCCGGTCCCATTCCGGTCCGATGCCGTTGGGGTCGCCAGCAGGCCAAGCGACGACGAAGATACGGAATCGGCCGTGTGGGGCGCCGACGTCGGCAGCGCGTAGGCCATGCCACGCCGCGTCATACCCGAGGTCAGCCAAGTCGCCGAGTACAGCTCCAAGTGCTCGCAGAGCAGGCTCTCCGTCTGCGGCACCTCCCATGCACCACGGGCAGGGTTCCACGTCGCTATGAGCTGCGGCACTGAGTAGACCTCTCACATTCTCGATGATCACTAGTCGGGGCCGTAGCTGGTCGATGGCGTACGCCATGTGTGTCCACAGTCCCGACCGGGTGCCGGGCTTGAGGCCGGCCTGTAGTCCGGCGACGCTGAGGTCCTGGCAGGGGAATCCACCGGTGAGGATGTCGACGGGCTCGACGGACGCCCAGTCGATGCGGGTGATGTCACCGAGATTGGGGACGTCGGGGTAGCGATGGGCGAGGATCTTGCAAGCGCCGGGGTCGATGTCGGACACCCATGCGACTTCGGTCGGCAGGACATGGCTGATGCCTTGATCTAGGCCGCCGTAACCAGTGAACAGGGACCCGAGCCTCATGACGCGATCCTCTCGATGGCTCGCCGCTGGTTCTGCTCGGCCTTGCCGCGGTTAGCTGACGCCTCACCGTTGTTGGTGATCCGGTACAGCAGGTCCCGGCGGTCGTGGCGTTGCAGGCGACGCTTCACCGCGGACTCCGTCAGGTCGAGGCGGGCCGCGACCATCGGCCACGGCAGGCCCTGCCCAGCGAGTTCGGTGACAGCCTCAATCCACTCGTCGATCAGTCGGCGCCCAGCAGCGCGGCGGGCCTTACCGATCCGGTCATAGAGCCGATTGAGGCGCATCGTGTTCTCGTCCCTGTTACCGGCTCGGTACCGGCGGCGGGCAGCGCGGATCTCGGCGTCGGTGACGTCGTCCGGGATGACGACCATGCCGCCCGTGAGGTCGGGCAGGTCCGGCTCGGTCATCTCCTCAAGTGCTTGCCGGCGGTCAGCGACCAGGGTGGGGTCCTCAGTGGGCAGGTGCCGCAGGATCGCGGCGGCGTAGGCCCGGACGTCGCGGTCCGGGTCGAGGCCCTCAGCGCGGAGGTCTCGTCGGGCAGCGACTTCCGCGAGCATCACGCGGGTCCGGTCGGTGGCGCTGGCCCGGGCCCGGCGGTTCACCCATGCCCGGTCACGGGCCCGCCACGGCATGTGCGCCCAGTCCTGGGGACGTATCCAGTCCGGTGCCCACCCGGCGGGACGGAGCAGGGTCGCGGTCACCGTTCGATCCCTGCCCTGGCGATGGCGATGGCCGTGTTGAGGCGCCACTGCATGGCCCCGGCACCAGCGACGTCCCACGCAGACCGGGCATGCCGCAGGTCCGTGTTGGCCCGTGCGGGCTGGTGGAAGCTGCGGTCCCGGACCGCGACCCGCCACTCCCCGTCAGTGACCAGGGGCCGCGGGTACGTCGACAGGGGACGGCGACCGTGCCCAGTGGGGGGGACCCGCATGACCAGGTCGGTCCCGAACTTCCCCTCGCACCAGCCGTGGCAGTAGCCGACCGTGTCAGCCAGGGCCATCAGTTCGGCGGGCCGGACCTGCCCGAGCTGGGGTGTGGGCCGGTTCCAGTCCTCGATCGCGATGCCGGGGTCACCGCCGGTCTCGGCGCAGGTGAGCCAGGCTGCGGCGATACCGCCAGCGAGGGCGGCCCGGTAGTTGGGGACCTGCCCGGCGTCGACCACGTCGTGGTGGAGGAGAGTCGACCCGGACCGGACCACGATCCCGGTCCATGTCACCCCGGGGTCGATGCCGATCCAGATGGTGGGCGGCCTCATGACACCTCAGCCCCGAACAGGGTGGGGTCCTCAGCGGTGTCCGCGTCGACCGCGGCGAGGTTCTTCAGGGCCTGCCGGTAGTAGGACGGCTTCAGCTCAGCGCCGATGCCACGGCGACCGAGCTCCACCGCGGCGTACAGCTCGCTGCCCACACCGGCGAACGGGGACAGCACGATCTCGCCGGGGTTGGTGCGCATGTCGACGAACCGGCGGATGACGTCGAGCTGGAGGGGGTGGACGTGCTTCTCGTCTTCCTCGTCACGGGCCTCACGGTAGGGCAGCACGCCCGTGACGCCCCGCTTGTCCCACTGGCCGAGGTTGCCCCGGATGTCGTCCCAGACGGAGGAGGCGTACTGCCGCCACACCCACTGCGAGTAGCGGTTCTCGATCTGGTTGCCGGTCCACCCGCGGTACTTCAGGACGTCCGCCGGTGGGGATGCGGCACCGTGGTAGGCCGTCAGGCCGCGAGGGTGAGTGACGGGGACGGGGTTGTCGCCCCGCTTGCGGAACACCAGCAGGTAGTCGGCGCCCGCGACACCGGCCCGGGACGCGTCGTCGATGACGGTCTTGTGGGTGAGGTCCTTGACCATCGTCCGGTTCCGGACGGCGAGGGGTTCCTTCCAGATGGTGTGCCGGGTGACGTACTCGTAGCCGATGTCCTGGTGGAGCCTGATCAGGTCGCCGGGGAAGTCGTGCAGCGAGTCGCCGCCGGAGTTACCCATCGGGGTGTCCATGCAGTGCACGGCGTTCAGGCGGCCCGGCATCGTCACCCGGTGCAGCTCGGCGACGAAGAACCGGTAGGTCTCGAGGAACCCGCCCAGGCCGCCGGCGTTGGACAGGTCCCGGGGCGAGGAGGAGTACTTGTAGAGGCCGGCGCCGCCGATGCCTTCGTCGCCGTAGGCGAACGGCGGGGAGTAGACGACGGCGTGGACTGAGACGTCGGGGAGGTCAGCCATGACCTCCATCGAGTCGCCGTTGTACATCGCGTAGCGGTCGGTGATGACCGACTCGGTGATCAGACCCATTCTGGGAGCTCGACTTTCTGCGTGTAGGTGGCGGAGCGCTCAATGGCCTGCGCGTCACGCATGTGGGAGACGAGGGCGTCGAACATTGCGTCGGCCTGCGCGGCTTTCCGTTCGAGGCTCTTGAGTGCCGTGGTGCCGCCTTCAGTGGTGACGACGTCGACGGTCACCGGCCGCTGCTGCCCGAACCTCCACGAGCGGCGGACCGCCTGGTACATCTGCTCGTAGGAGTGGTTCGGGAAGTAGGTCATGCGGTTGCAGTGCTGCCAGTTCAGGCCCCAAGCGCCGATGATCGGCTTGGTGACGAGGACCCGGATCTCGCCGCGCGAGAACGCGATGAGCTTGGTTTCCTTCTCGTCCGGGCTGTCGGAGCCAGACACCTCGACGGCACCCGGGACGAGCCTGGTGAGGGTCTCGGACTCGTCGTTGAGTTGGCACCACATGACGGCTGAGTCGGCTCCGTCGACCAGGGAGGCAGCTGTCTCGCATCGCTCGGCGATGGTCCGCCGCGACTCCTCCCGTTCCTCCCGGATGCCGTTCGCGGGGACGTCGAACAGGGTGCCCTCCGCGTGGGTCCGGGCGGAGACGATGTGGGTCCGGTAGTCCAGTGGGGGCAGGACGAACCCGTCGTCGGAGAACCCGAGGTCGGAGGGGCGTCGTACGGCGCGGGCCCACGATGCGACCCACCGCCAGAACGGGTCCTCGGCGTGGCCCTTGAACCGCCACTCGGGGGCCTGCCCTGCGTAGCGGCCGAGCGCTGACGTCTTCTGCTTGTTCGTGAAGAACCGGTTCAGCATGTCCATGTAGCCGAGGTGGCCCAGGGCTTCACTGGAGGTGCCGAGCTCGATGTAGTCGTTCGGTGCGGCGGTCGCGGTGCACAGGAGCCGGTACCGGTGGGTCCGTAGGAAGTCGGTGACCACGGCCCGGCGGCGGCCGTCGAACGCCTTGATGGCGCTCGACTCGTCGCAGACGACGCCACCGAACTGGTCCGGGTCGAACAGGTGGAGCCGCTCGTAGTTGGTGACGGTGATACCGGCGGGGACGCTGCCGTCCCTGGACACTTGGGCGTCGAGGCCGAACTTGTGGGCCTCGCCTTCGGTCTGGAACGACACGGCCAGCGGGGCCATGATCAGCACCGGGCGGCCGGTCTTGCGGCGCACGTTGTCCGCCCACGTCAACGACATGGGGGTCTTGCCCAGCCCACAGTCGGCGAACCATGCGGCACGGCCCTGCCGCAGCCCCCACTCCACGAGGGTTCTCTGGAAGGGGAACAGGAAGTCGGGGACGTCGAGGGGCTCGAAGCCGTCCCCGTCGGTCTGCTGGGTGCGGGATTCGAGGAGGGCCGCGTAGTCGCTCACGGGGTCACCCACCCGGGCAGGTCCGGCAGGCCGAACGGTGCGACCTGGGAGCCCACGAGGGTGGGGTAGTGCAGGACGCCGAGGTCGTCGAGGAGCCACCACCCGGGCGGGTTCGGACCGGACTGCAACCACACCGGGACCAGGAGCGGGTCGGTGTCGTCGTGGACGATCCGCCACCCACCCGCTGCGGCCTTCGCGGCTTCCTTCTCGGTCCACCGATGGCAGGCGTCACAGAGGTGCAGCCCGTTGGATGGCGCCCACGTCCCACCGTGGGACCGGTTGCGGCGGTGGGCCCACTGCAGGGGCCCGGGCCCGTGGCAGAGCTCGCAGGACTTCCCTGCCCGGTCCATGACGACTCGGCGGCCGTAGGTCTCCGACCATGCGTGGGTGTTCATTCAGCCCACCGCCGTGACTGAGACGACGCCGGGGGCGTGCATCCCGGTGGGGGTGGCGATGACGTCCGCGCAGAGGCGGAGCAGGGCCATCAGGTGGTCGGCGGCGTCGTGGTGGACGGCCATCCACAGGGCGTTGAGGGTGGCCCGGTCGGAGGCGGCGCGGGCGGTGAAGAACTGGGCGGCCCACACCCTCAAGGGGTCGGCGTCGGTGGCGTCGCCCATCCATTCGAGGCGGGCGGGTTCACCGTCGGGGAAGGGGTAGATGCCGACCTCGACGGCTGCGACGTCGCACCAGACCAGGGCGATGGGGTAGCCGAGGACCATCCCGTGGCGGATCAGGCCGTCCATCAGGAGCAGCGCGGTGATCTCAGTGGACTTGGTCACCCGGTAGGCGTTCAGGGTGAGCTGCCCGTACCGGTCCCCGAGGTGGGTGATCTGTTCGGGGGTGAGGTTACCGGTCATGACGCGGGTGGGGCGACGAGGGACAGGGCCTGGGCGAGGACCGAGTGGGTGTCGGGGTCCAGGGCGTCGACGACGCGGCGGCCGTTGACGTAGGTGACGATCGCGCCGGTCCAGGACACGGCGAGGGTCACGCGGTAGTCGCGTTGGTCGGGGGAGGCGATCTCGGGGCGGGTCGCGCGGGGCAGGAGTCTGGGCATCAGGTGTCCTTGTGGTTGGGGTCTGGGGTGGTACTGGTGGTGGGGGTTCGCTGCCCTCATCACCACTAGCAGTTTAGGTCATTACTACTGGGGATAGCGACCGGACGCAGCAGAAAGTTCCCGGCCGGTTCAGCCGGGCAGGGGGGAACACCTCGGTGATGGCCGACGCCAGTGCTGGGGGGATGGGCACCAGCACTGTGCATGGTTCGTGCTGGTGGTGGAACGCCTTGCATCCGCTACAGAGGGCCCCGTCTACGTCGTGTTGGACGGCTGCTTCGACGTCGGTGCGGGTGGCGCAGGCCTGCCAGAGGTGGCCCGGCTTGAGGCGGACGTCGGGTTGGCGGCGGTAGTGCTGGCGCATCGCGGTCCGGCAGGTCTCGTAGTCGAGGGGGGCGAGGATGTCGTGCCAGACGAGGACGTCGGCGTCGCCGATGGTGCGCTGGTCGCAGGCGGCGGCGTAGGCGAGCAGCTCGACTACCTGGGCGCGGTTCATGAGGGGGCTCCGATCAGGAGGGGGCTGGTGCCGGCTGCGATGGCCCGTTGTTCGTCGAGGGCGTCGAGGGCGGCGTACTTGTCCCGTAGGGCGAGCGCTTGACTGACCCGTTCGTCGGTGGTGGAGCGGCGTGCCGCGCCGGGGCGGCGGCCGGCGGTGATGTCGTCCTGGGCTCGGCGCATCCAGTTCCGCCAGGTGGCGACCCAGTCGACTTTATGGCCGCGGGCTCCGGGCTGGGCTGTCCAGTGGTCGACGAACCGTTCGTGTTCGGATGCGGGGACGGCGGGGCATTTGGCTCTGACCCAGGTGAGCATCTCGTCGTCTGGGGTGAAGCCTGGGGGGACGCGTGTTCCGCGTGTGCGCGTAGAAACCTTCGTAGAAGGTTTCGTTGGTTGTTCTTCTGGTTCAAGGACGGTTTGGGTGACGCTGGTGTCACCCCCGGGGTGACGCTGGCGTCGGGGGTGGGTGTCATGGATGTCGGGGGTGACGTCTGCGTCGGGGGTGACACTGGCGTCGGGGGTTTGTGCTGATGGGGTGACGCTGGTGTCGGGGGTGACGCTGGTGTCGGGGGTGACGCTGGTGTCGGGGGTGGGGATCATGTCGCGGTGCTGGAACGACCGGTCACACCCCTGCGGGCACCTCAGCAGCACCCGGTAGTACGACGGCCGACCGGTCCGGTAGACCACCTCCAGCTCCCCGAGGTCGACCAGGTGCTCTATGCCCCGCTGGACGCTGCGGTCCGAGACACCGCCGGCGTACTTGCTGAGCGTGCCGATCGAGGGTCGGGCGCCGCCGTCGCCGTCATGGTTCGCGACCCCGAGCATGATGAGGCGTTCGGTGCCCCGGGCACGGGAGTGGTGCAGGACCGTCGCCATCGACTCGATGCTCACGACGGCCTGCTGCTGGGGCCGGTGACTGAGGCGGTGGGTACACTCATCGTCATGCCTTCCGTGACGGCGGAGGGTGTCGGCCCCCGGCGTTTCAGCGCCATAGGGGGCCGACCTCGTTTTGCGGGTCCGACTACTGGAACCCGACGATACGCCCACCGCGGGTGGTCGTCGTGCTGAGCGTTCACCCCGCTCACCCCCCAGGCCAGTAGGGGTGAGCAGAGTCACCGATCAGACCGGTGGCTCTGGTTATCGGCTGGTCATCATCTGCCACACGAGAGCGACGGCGGCGTAGGCCAGTGCCCGCTTCATGCGACCGCCTCTCGCTCCGTCAGGACGTCGAGCTCGTCCTGTTCCTGTGCGCAGCGCTCCCGGATTCTGGATGCCACCTCGTCTCGGATTGCCTGCTGCAGCAGTGCGCTACACGAGAGGCCCATATCTCTCACTTGGGCGTGCATGTCGTCTGTGAGGTAGACGATGACCCTCATGCGGTCTCACCTTCGACCACTGTCAGGCTCGGGATGGTGCCACCGAGCTTGCGGATGGCCTGCTCCAGGGCGAGGACCCGGTCGTCGACGCGGTCGACGGTCTTCTCGACGGTGGTGATGCGCTGGTCGTGGCGGGACAGCATGGCGGCCTGTAGGCGCATGACGTGGCCCAGTTCGTCGATGGCCTTGATGCCGCGTTCGGTGA